AGCAGCTGCACCGCCAAGGGTCGCCACGCCTGTCTCAATGCTTCGTGTGCCCTGATAATCCACTTCTGGACGATCTAGCAGGTCATCAAAACGGTCGCTTGAGAGCTGCTCTGTGACATTCCATTCAGCCAAGAAAGTCTGCCCTAGTTGGTAAGAGAAGTCGGCACAAGTGACGCTTACTGTGTCCAAACCGCCGAGGGTGAAGGTGTAATCAAAGTTCACGATGTAGCCGACCCACAAATACTCCTTAACGCCGAGCGAGTCGTATCGAGAGAAGCGAACTTTGCGAAGCGGTGCGAGCCCCGGCAGAGAATTATTCGGATCGTAGTAAGGCGATGTCGTGTCGAAAGGGTTAAACACTCCGTCGGCGTAAGTATCGTTTAAGGTGAAGTTCATCGTGCCATAAGGGAACTGGTCGCCAGTGTTTGCGCGTCCGCGTTTTGCTGTAAGACCGATCGTTCCGTCCATGACCGAGGCATACTGGTCGGTGCCGTCTAAGACATAATCGGTGGAGTCAAGCGTGCCCTTTGGATCGTCGTCAAGCGTAAAGGCGTTCCAGTTGTACCCAGTATCAATCTCGAGGTCGTAAAGACCTGATCCGACTACCGCTACGCCTGCCATTACGCGACCGCGATGTTCGCTGGGCCGTTCTGTCTGTTAAATGCTCTAATCGCGTTCACGACAGCTGTGCCGATCTCCGCACTTGAGCCGAGACCGCCGTTGATGTTGATCGTGTAGTTGCCCATTCCACCACCGCGTCCAGATAGTGGGATGACCGCTTCAGGGCCACGCTCACCGATCATTGCAAGCGTTGGCCCTGTCACGATTCCGCCGTCCGCGAGCATAGGGATCTCGGGAACGGAGAAGCCTTTACCACCGATTAGTGGCACCCACGAAGGTATATCAAAGGCAAGTTTGCCGACCGTACCGTTCCAAAGTTTGGCGATGCCGTTGAAGAGTGTCTTGAATGCGTTGTAGAGCCCTGTGAAGTAGGTGGTCAATCCATCGAATACTAATTTCCCACCTTTGACAAGTGCATCAAACACAATGTCTACAACTTTTCTGAATCCCTCAAACTTGTCGTAAGCAATTTTGAGCGCGGCGACTAGTAAGCCAACTCCGATTGCGATGAGTGCAAAAGGGTTGAGAGCCATAGCGATATTGGTGAGGACGATTGCTGCTGCGATTCCTGCGATAGCGGCTGCGATGATTGTGAAGGTTTCGGGGTTTTTTTGTGCCCAGTCTGCGAAGGCTTGTAAGTATGGCAAGACGGCTTCAATGACTGGCAAGAGTGCTGCACCGATTGATTCTTGGGTTTCTCCTATTGAGTTTTTTAGGATAGCCATTTGACCTGCGGCGGTTTCTGCATTTTTGCTTACTGCTCCGCCAAAGGTTCCGCCCATGACTGCCATGATTTCTTCTAAAGATTTTCCGTCATCGACCATAGTTTTGATCTCTGGTGACAGAGTTTTGAGTGCCTTGAAGTTGCCTTCGTAAGCTTTGGCAAGAGCGTCTGCAACGGTTGCCGAATCGGTATGTAGACCGACCGCCGTGTCCATGATGAGGTTCATGTCATCCATAGACTTTCCTGCGTCTTTACTTTGGATCGTCAGGATCTCGAGGGCTTTGCGATAGTCGGTGTCTGCAATTCCAGACGCGCGGCTCATTACGGAGATCTCATCCTCGATTGATTTGACAAGTTCGTCTGATGCGTCCGCCGTATTTGTAAGAATAAGTGCAAGATCTGATTGTTCTTTTTGGTCGTCTATTGCTGCCGCAGTAGCCAGAGCTAGAGCTGCTCCAATTCCTGCTATAGCGGCGGCGGCTGGTTTTGCTGCTTTCTTGATTGCGAACGAAGCTTTAGCCGACGCGCCTTCAAGCGACTGGAACTCTTTGATCGCTTTTTGAGTGCCTTTAGTATCAAACTCCGAGACGATAGGGATATTGATTGAAGCCATTAGAAGACCACATTCCGATCAACTTTGTCCATGACAGTCTCAACTATGCGTTGCATTTCCGCCTCAACTGTGCCTTGGTTCTTTTCCATTGATCTCCACATTACTCTTGATCGCATGCCGTAACGCGCCGAGAGTGCACTGCCAAGTCTTCCATTCGCTGCCATGTCAAAGAGCGCGCCAGTTGATCCCGAATAAACAATGTTGAAGACGCCGACATTGCGGATCTGTCCACGAAACTCCGAGACCTTTTTAGTGTTGATCTTGGCGGAGATCTTTTGCTTGCGACCTGCATCCCAAGGAAGCATCTTGAAGCCTGAAGGCGTAGTCCATTTACGAGCCATGCCAGACAGTGGCACGGTGTTAGGGATCAGTGCGAGCGCGTCATTAATGACAGGTTTTGCGACATTGCGAAAGTCTTTTGCAATTTGGTTACGAAGCCCGGGTTCTACAGAGTTGAGCTGCTTGATCGCATCCTTTAGACCGTAGACCTCGATCTTTGTGTTAAGTCCGTCAGCCATATCACCTCTTCTTATTTTGTTTTTCTAGCACTGCGACAATGGTACTTAGGTCTCGCGTGTCGAAGGTGTCAGCGTAGAAAGTGGGAGCCCACCCTGTCGCGACTACAAGTTCGGCGAGTTGTCGCCTGTAGCCGCGTCCGTAGGGTTTGGGTCTGTTGAGTCCTCTACGCCGATCTCAACATCTGGATTCTGTTTCAACCATTCGCGCCAAGTAGCAGGAAGTGTCTCGCCTTTGATGCCGAGCATGATGTACGCCCAGCAAGCCATATCTGATGCACCGATTCCGCGTCCGTCGGAGACTCGACGATTCTCTAAGCGTTCCCATTCAGAGATCGCAAAAAGATTTGTGATAAGTAATTCTTTTTTGTCTCCGCGTGTGAGCGTGAGTTTGATCTTCATTGTGTTTCCTTTCGTCGGGCCAAGGAAGGCCGAAGATTATGGGTTGGTTACATCAGCCGAGAAGACGCCGCCCATGAAGGTTAGGTCTACGGACTGGAGTTCGCCGAGCGATGCGGAGATTACTGGCAACGACTCAAGATAGGTGTTTGTCAGAGTGAAGCCGGGGTTCGTGCTGGAATCCACTGCGGTCGTTGGTTTTACGATAAGAACCAATTTGGTGCCGACAAGTGGTGCGAGTGTCGCATAAGTGGCTGCGGCTTCGTATGAAAGAAAAAGTGTGAGCGTGCATTCGTTGTCTTCAAGACCTGCCGTAAAAGTGTTGGAAGTGTTGCCGAAGACCGTGTCGTTTAATGCGGTCACAGTGCGAGTTAAAGTTGCGCTAGTGCACCAGCCCGAGAGATCGACCGTGGCGACGGTGACTTTTGGTTGGCTGAGAATTGTGGAAGTGGCCATGTGAGTTACTCCTTGGAAGTGTTGGATTTAGTTTGACACATAATAAGACCGAGAGTGTGGATTAGGCAGTCTGCACGACAGTCGAGACCGACAGCTCATAAGCAGGAAGCACCGAGCCACCGATATCTAGGTTTGTAGGGCGTCCAGAGACCACGCCGATATTAAGTGCGTAGATCTGGGCGAGGATATTAAGCAAGCTCTTTTGGGCGTCAAGGTTGCCCGGGCCTAGCGTGATGATCTGGAGTGTGAAGTTGAGTTTTGCGACATTGTAGTTGTAGCCGTCTATTGAGTCGATATTGACGAAGCAGGAAGGCGGACTGATATTGCGCGGATCGTTGTTTATTTGGAGCCCGACGACCGTTGAAAGCTTTGCAACTAGATCGTCGTAGCCTTCGTTGAATAGATCCGTGTAATTAGGTACAGCCATTAGGCGACCTGCGGACGATCAATCCCAAGCAACTGGCGGATCATTCCGTTTAGACCCATAACTGGAGTTACGCCCATGTTTTGGAACGAAGCAAATTGGTCTACCGATCCGCGTTGGCGATACAGCGCGCCACCGTACATCTGGGTTCCTAGAAAGACATCTTGCGAAGGGACAGTCGTAAGCGAGTCCACATAGCCTGCTTCCATACGGCGACGCCAGCAAAATTGTGAAGCAGCTGCGGCGCACACTGTTAGAAAGGCGGCGTCCGCTGCGGTCGCTGTACCAATGCCGAGCCAATCCTCGATGTTGGCTGCCGTGACCCAAGTGCAAGTTTGGGTGATCGTTAGGGTTCCAGAAGCGGCAGTGCGAGCAACATCGGCTGCGGTCTTTGCAAAGAGCACCTGATTAGCGATTGGGACATTGACATCGTAGAGAAGATCTCCGTAGGTGTCTACGCCTGTGTAGAGGTACTGGGGTAGTGCCCTCACCGTGTAGGTGCCGTTGAAGGTTGCGTCTACTCCAGCGATGACGACACTTGCGCCGAGTTCAATTTCCGCAGGTGTGAGAAGTTGAACTACGGCGTAGTTGTCTAGTAGATACTTTTCGGTAACTGTGTAGACGGCCATGAGCGGATGCTCCGCTCTCGACTAAGCCTGTGTGATCTTGCGAATCATGTTCGAGTTAGCAGCAAAAGTTGCTGCATATCCGAACACGCTCATTTGGCGACCGAGTGTTGATGGAACTTCTACTGAAAGCATTCCGCGATCTTGGCGGTAGATCTCAAAGGCGTTCTTGTTCATGATGACCATTGTCTTAGCGGCAAACTTGTTGTCTACCACGATCTCAAGACCCAGTGGGTTCATGCCCGACCATGATGTTGCACTTCCCGCGCCAAGCGAGTTTTGACCGTTGAGACCCGGTGCACCAATGCTTGGGAAGATTGGGCGACCAGTTGTGTCTACAAGCTGACCCATAAGAGCCCAAGTTGCAGGATCAACAAAGATGTGAGTAGGTAGGAAGTTGGTTGCCGCAGAGATTGTTACTGCCGAGTCGTAGATTGACTTCATCAAGTCGGTTACTGACAAGTCCCACACTCCATCCGAAGATGCTGCTGCAAGCAAGTTGTCTGCTGCGTAATTGTCAATCGCTGTGAGGTATTGACCAGCGAGATCTTGCACAATGATTTGCATTGCTGCGGGATCGGTGAAGTCCAATACCTGGTAGGAGAGCTGGGCGCTGCCGCTGAAAGTTACTTTGCTGACCGAATTGGATGCAATCACGGCAGTTGTTGCCGATACTGCTGTGAGCTCTGTGGTCTGTTGTGCAACTGTTGGGTGAGTCGTCCATGTTGGGCGAATGAAAGTTGAACCTGCACCGCTGTTCGGCATTGCGCGAGTCCCAAGTGCATTTAGCACTGGAGCGATGTAGTTGATATCGGCAAACACAGGAGCCAAAATCGGCGTCGGGACGATGCCACTATCATTTGAGAGGACATTGTCGCCAGCTGCAGCTTCAAGTGGTGACTTGTGGTATGCGCGATAGTCGGCAAATACTCGTTGTGCGGAAGCTGCAAACTCTCCGCCTTTGTGCATTGCTGCAACAAACTCGCCAGCACTTGGCAAGCGTGGCTCGCGTTTTGCTGATGCAAACAATGGTGTAGGGACTGCTGCTTCTACTGCTGGGGTTTCAATGACTTCGGACATGGTTTCGTTCTCCTGTGTAGGTTCTGTTTCTATAATACTTATTTCTTCGTCTTCGTGGTGGATGCTCGCAGCGATCTCGGTGATCTGGGCTCCCTCGAATGCTGGGACGGCAACAATAGACAATTCTGTCCAACTAGCCTTTTTAATTTCCATAACGCCAGCCTCGTCATATGCGAAGTCCAATGGGGTAATTCCGATTGAGACCGAATCGAGCACGCCGTCTTTCATGAGTGTCATGGCCTCATTTCCTTGAATTGTGTCGCTGATCTTGGCAGTAAAAAGCATGCCGTCTGGAGTGGATTCGCGTGAGCTAACAATTCCGATTGCGCTTGAGGAGTCGTGATTCATAAATAGTCGTGGTGCTTTGCCGTCTACAGGTAGCGCGCCTTCAAGTACCCGAACGGTAGTTCCGTCTGAGACTGTCGCGTCTACGCCGTAAGGAACTGCGATACCAGAGATCGTGCGGCGCGGTGCACCGTCTGGGCCTGCTGCATCAATCGTTACTGCTTCTGCTGTGAACTTGATCATGACATTATTTCCGTATCTGTTGGGGTCATTTCTGACATGTCTTTGCTGTATTCCTCGGAGAGGTAATCATCTGAATCAAAGCGTACGAAGGTTCCGCGCGGAAGAACATTGTCCATTGACAAAGTATTTTGGATGCACTCTGCGATCGCTTTAGCGCCGAAGCTCCAAAGGTCGAGCCTTGCACCTTGGTTGCTTACATATGAATATCCCCCGACGGCAATTCCTAAAAGGTAACTTGGGACATTGGTGAGCCTGGAGCATTCAAGAGCTTGGTAGTTTGCTGCATCGATGAGCAGCATCTTGTCCGGGGTTGCGCTGGTCTCAATGTATTTTAGATTCTCTGAAAGAGCCGCAGTCTGATTAGTTGCGCGCGCCGAATTGAACGCGGCTGCAAGGTCTGCAAGTTCCTGCGATGAAAGGGGTTCCCCTCCAGTGACCTGAAGGACGCCAGCTGGGATCAGGCTGTTTGCGTTCCTGTATCTTGCGGCTTCCAGCTTGAGTGCTGTTGCGACGACCATTGGTGATTGGTAAATAATTCCTTGTACGCCCGAGATGAACTGCACAACATTGGTCGGGTCAAGTTCTTGTCCGTTGAAGTAGATCTGCTTAGAAGGTGCAAAGAACACTGGGCCGTTTGTTTGATCCATGCGAGTTATTGACCCAGCTGGAAGACGCTCAAAGGACGCTGGATAGCCATCGCTAGTCCTGCTTGTGATCGCGAGGTAGCCCACACCGTAAAAGAAAATATCGTCCACCAACCAAGATAAGAGCGTGGAGTTAGGAATCGTTGGCGACATTTTTCGCAGCCAAGACCTAGGGGCGAGAGGAATCTCCTCCATTTCTCCTTTAGTGTCGTCCCACATTTCGCCGTACATTTCTAACGGCATGCAAGAGATCACTGATGCAATTAAGTCTCGAGCGCGTGAGATCGCAGGAACGGACATCGCTTTGTTTCGTGCTTCACCTTCTTGGTAGGTGTAATACTGTCCGATCATTGATTGACCTGTGTACCCACCACCGCCAGCGGCAGCTGCTTTCACTGGAGCAGGCGAGATCGCTGCTTTGTTTGTTTTGCGATCAAAGAATGCCATAGCACAAGATTACACATTGTCAAGGATTAGTGGTGGCACTCGCCCAGTCAGTTGCGGTATCCCGACGACAGGCAAGCAAGCGGACGAGTGCCAAGAAGATGTTACTGATTTACTACCACGACCATAGGTTTTGCAGAGTTGCCCGGGCGTGCAGCTGCCGCCGCTCCCCATATCATCGTGCGACATAACTCAATCGGGCCAGCCGACTTCTGCGACGAGACTGCGATCGAGCCTTGAGTCCTCACCATGACCGCGCGGCAAACATGCTCGGCAAGCATGGCTTCCCCAGTGTGAACTAGACGACCCTCACTAATCATGTTTCTTACTATGGGGGTGTATTGCAGAATCTCTTTGTATCCCATTACGACGCGCCGACGCTCAAAGACTGGCGGACAGTGTGCATCAATGGTCGGTGAGAAGATGAACTTGATCGCAGGATCAGCCGCCGCCAATGCTCCGACATGAGCCCAAAGTTCTTTGGCAGTTTCGGCAGTGAAGGCAACCGAGACACAAGTACGACCGTCGCCGAGCGCGACCGACTTAGTAGCGAAGTAGCGCGATTCGTCCATTGATGCCTCGACAGAGATGACGCCGCCAGAAGGGATAGGGCCGTCGTACTCAAGGTCAGGCCATAGGTGGGTCTGAATCCAAGACTGGGTTGAAGCGATCCACATATTGAGCGAGCTTCTAAGGAAGTTGGAGCGATCAGGATCTTTAGATTCTGCGCGCAAAGTTTCCATTGTCAAAGTGTGTCCGAGTGCTGGGTTGCCCCAACCGAAAGACGATTCCAACATCAAATCCACTGTTGGCGGTGGGCTCCATTCGGCGAAGTAAAAGTTGGAAGGATTGTTTGTGTCAATTAGTCGGAGCGCGTTCTCTCGATGTCTGATAAAGAGCGAACTTGATTCGGTGCCAGCGGTAGAGAACATTGCTAGGAGCGGAGACCTGCGGACGCGCTGGGTTGGGATTAGGCCAGCCATAGCGATCTCCGAGATGTCAAAGATCTCATCCGCACAGATCAGATCCACCGACATTCCGTGACCGATTGAAGGGTTCGCCGCGCGCACCATCCACCGCGATCCGTCTGGCATCGTCGCCGAGTTCCGACCATACGACTTGTAGATCGTTG